CCAGTTGTCTTAGAACAATGGACTAATTTATCATTAGATCCATTTTCACCAAATTATATATCTAAAGTGATAGGTGATCAAACTCAAACTTTAAGGAGTGATGGAAATGACTACTATCTCCAAACTACTGGAAGCTATGCAGGTGGGTCAAGATATGTAAGAGTATCAGCTGTAAATAACCCAACCCCAAATTATCTAGATAGTAATGGTAATATAACAGTAGCAGCATATACCTCCTCACTTCCAATAGTAGCTTCAGGATCATTTAAAAGTGCTACTGGGGGCATAGCAACTAACGCTAAATTTTACGACCAAATTTCAACTACTAATACTCAAGGAGTATCATCCAGTGACTATAATGATGTAATTAATTTATTAGCTAATAAAGATGATTACCAGTATAATGTTATAATGACTCCAGGATTATGTGACAACTTAACTGGACACTCAGGTGTCATAAATACTATTATTACTAATTGTCAAGATAGAGGAGATTGTATATACATAGCAGATATGGTATCTTACGGTTCAACTACATCAACAGTAGTGACTCAAGCGGCTACTAAAAATACTTCATATGCTGCTACTTATTGGCCTTGGGTTCAAGTTCAAGATCCAAATAGTGGACAAAATGTTTGGGTACCTGCTTCAACTGTAATAGGAGGAGTTTACGCTTATAATGATAGTGTCTCTGAACCATGGTTTGCACCAGCTGGTATTAATAGAGGTGGTTTAAGCACAGTAATTCAAGCTGAAAGAAAATTACCACAATCAACTCGTGATACTTTATATGAAGGAAAAGTAAACCCAATTGCTACATTCCCAGGACAAGGTGTTGTAGTATATGGTCAGAAAACATTACAAACTAGAGCAAGTGCTTTAGATCGTGTAAATGTTCGTCGTCTATTAATTGCTCTTAAGAGTTATATTTCTCAAGTTGCTAACACATTAGTATTTGAACAAAATAGTGTAGCTACAAGAAACAACTTCTTAGCACAAGTAAACCCATATTTAGAAAATGTTCAACAAAGACAAGGTTTATATGCGTTTAAAGTAATTATGGATGATAGCAACAATACAGCTGATGTAATCGATAGAAACCAGTTAGTAGGTCAAATTTATGTTCAACCAACTAAGACAGCTGAATTTATTTACTTAGATTTCATTGTTACACCAACTGGAGCAAGTTTTCCAGCATAAAATTTAAAGATTGAATATTTATAATAAATAAAACACAATGGCAATATTAAACGCAAACGAAATATTTTTCACAGCATTTGAACCAAAACAGGCTAACAGATTTATCCTATATATGGATGGAGTTCCTAGCTATATAGTAAAAGGAGTAAACGCTGTAACTGTATCACAAGGTGAAGTAACATTAAACCATATTAACGTGTACAGAAAGGTTAAAGGAAAAACAACATGGGGTGATATTCAAATGACCCTATTTGACCCAGTAACACCTTCTGGAGCACAAGCTGTAATGGAATGGGTACGTTTACATCACGAATCAGTAACAGGTAGAGATGGTTACTCAGACTTTTATAAAAAGGACTTAGTATTAGATGTTTTAGGACCTGTAGGTGACGTTGTTAGTGAATGGATTATAAAAGGCGCATTTATTAAAGAAGCCAACTTTGGTGATTATAACTGGGATACTGAAAACCAAGCTGTAAATATCACAATGACTGTTGGAATGGATTACTGCGTATTGAACTTCTAATATTCGCTATTTAAACATAAAAAGGCCCACAGCAATGTGGGCTTTTCTTTTCTCAATATTTATAATAAAATAAAATATGGGTCTATTAGATTTACTCCTTAAAAATCAATCAAATCTAGATATTAATCCTGTTCCTCAACAAGGTAATGGACCTGTGGGACCTGCTACTGGAGAATTTAATACTGGAACATCTCCATTTATTCAAACATGGGATTCAAATAATACCTATATAAATTCATTTGAGGGTGGAACTAATGTAGGTATTCAACCTCCAACATTAGCTGAAACTGGTTTAGACATTGATAATCCTAATTTTGTCTCATCTACATCAATCCCTAATAATTTAACACTCTACCCAGCGACAGCTTTAGGAGGTTTAGGACAAAGTGCTTTACAATTTATACAAATATGGACCCCAGTTATTAATTATAATGATGTAGTAGTAGGAGCCCCAACAAGTCCGTTAGAACAATCTTTAGATCAAACCGGATTAGATAACACTGATACTACAGCTGCTCCTACAACTGTATCACCTATTAACACTACTAATTACCCTAATTTAGCTACAGGAGAATATAACTCAGTATCAAATCAATATAATCAAGTTTATGGTCCTAACAGTACATATTTAGACAATTATAATCCAAATATTCAACCCAATAGTTTAAGTGAAACTGGTTTAGACATTGAAAATATAGGTTTAGTATCAACAACAGTATCCCCAGATTTCAATACTGATTACCCTAGTTTATCATCAGGAGAGTTTGGAGGTCAATCTAATGATTTTAATCAAGCATACACACCTAATAATACTTATTTAAACACATTTAATCCCCAAACTCAACCAAATACCTTAAACCAAACTGGTTTAGATATTGAAAACCAAAACTCAGCTCCTACAACTGTTACTCCATCTACTGTAACTCAATATCCCCAATTTGTACAAGGAGAATTTAATACTGCTCCAAACCAATATAATCAAGTTTGGAATCCTACTAATCAATATATCATAAATTATAATGATAACATTCAACCTAATACTGTTATTGATGGAGAAACGGGATTAGATAATACTAATTTATTAGCTTTTAATACTACATTTGTACCTAATACTATAACTGCTCCTACAACATACCCTCAACCTGCTCAAACATATTTAGGTGAATTTCAAGGAGCACCATCACAATTTACTCCATTATATACTCCTAATCCAGGACAAAGTTACTTAGACAATTATGCTACTATTATTAGTAATGCTGGTAATCAACAAGTTAATACATTAGGTCAAACTGATTTAGATAATAGTAATAGTAACTCATCACCTACAACAGTTCAAAATGTTGACCCAACTACTTATCCTTTATTTGTACAAGGAGAATTTAATTCATCTCCTAACTTATATAACCAAATATGGACCCCAGGTTTTGGATATTATGAAAACTCTAATCCTAGTGCTCAAATAGATACATTAGATGAAACTGGTTTAGATATCGAAAATCAAGACGCTGCTCCTACTACTTATGTAGTACCTGAAACAGATGATACTCTTTATCCTATAGTACAAGGAGCATTTACAACTAATCGTATTCCAAAACCTTTTAAACAAACTTTTACTCCATCAAATCAATATTATTCATATATGATTGATAATTTTGAAGGACAAATAATATAAAACTTATCTTGTATATATTTATATAAGACATTAAAGTTATAACAAATAAAATCTATGGAAAATAAATTTAAGACACCAACAGAAATTGTTGAGCTACCATCACAGGGTTTAATCTACTCAGAATCATCTCCATTATCAAGTGGTAAGATTGAGATGAAATATATGACAGCTCGTGAAGAAGATATTTTAACCAACCAAAACTATATCAGTAAAGGCACAGTATTAGATGAGTTAGTCAAATCACTTATTATTTCTGATATAGATTATGAAGATCTAATTATAGGTGATAAAAACGCTGTTTTAGTAGCTGCTCGTATTTTAGGATATGGTAGTGAATATAAATTTAATTGGGGTGGTGAAGAACAAAATATTGATTTATCTAAATTAGAAAATAAACCTTTAAATACTGGGTTATTTAAAAAGGGAATTAATGAATTTAATTTTACATTACCTCATTCAGGAATTGAAATTACATTTAAATTGTTAACAGGTAAAGATGAAAAGAAAATAAATGCTGAGTTAGAAGGCTTAAAAAAAATTAACAAAAACTCTTCAGCAGATTTATCAACCCGAATGAAATTCACTATTACTTCAGTTGGAGGAAATAGAGAAGCAAAAGATATTCGTGAATTTGTTGATAATATATTTTTAGCTCGTGACTCCAGGGCGTTAAGGGAGTACATAAAGGAGGTTCAGCCAGACGTAGATCTGACCTTTTTTCCCGAAGGGAGAAACAACAAAATTGATATTCCCATTGGACTTAACTTTTTTTGGCCTGACCTCTGATCTAGCTCCTCAGACTAGGGTTAATTTATTTTCTCAAATTCATGAAATAGTTTTTCATGGTCAAGGAGGTTATGATTGGGAAACAGTCTATAATATGCCTATTTGGTTACGTATGTTTACTTTTAATAAAATAAAAGAGTATTATGATAAACAAAATGCTTCTCAAAATGAAGATTTAAGTTCTCAATCTCAAAAGATTAAAGAAGGTAAAATTGATCTACCATCACATTTTAAAGGCCAAATAGACAAAGGTAAAAAATTAGCTAAGTATTAACCTTTTAATCTTCTAATATTTATTGTATATACCTAAATTATGGCAAGCAACAGGATTTCAGCTAAAGAATTAGAAGAATTAAAAAAGTATTATCAACAAATTGAAGCGTTAACCTACGCCGCTGCTGATGCTGAAGCTCAACGTGTTCAAGCAATTGGACAAGCTCGTCAAGAATTAGATCGTTTACGTAAAGAATATACTGAATTAACCTCAGATATTAGTGTTTCATTAACTGCCTTTCAAAGAATAGTTCAAGAAATCTCTAATCAAAATATTGGATTAAACAATAGTGTTAAAGCATATAAAAATTTAACATCAATAGCTGAAAAGATACAATATCATCAAAAAGACATAAGTAAAATGTCAGCTAAAGATATTGTTAATTTAAAAACTAAAATAGAGTTAGAAAAACAAAGATTAGAAAATGCTCAAGAATTATTAAGAGATGATGAAGCATCTTTAACTACTAAACAAAATCAATTACAGCAACAATTAGCCGCTCAAATTCGTAATAATAACGCTTTAAGAGCTCAAGGTCAATTAACATACAGTGAAAAAAAAGCAAGAAGAGATATTGAAAGACAATTAGAAAAAAATTATGATCAATTAGTTAAAACTCAACAAGCTTTAAGTGAAAATGAAGCTACTATTAACGGAACAAATGTTACATATAATGCCTTAGTAGCTACAGCTGAAAAATTAAATAAAGAATTAGGGTTTATGGGTAGACTAGCTGGAAAGCTAGGAAACATCCCTGGTTTAGGAAAATCATTAGGTGGTGCAGCTGAAAGTTTAAATCAATGGGGAAAAGGTGCTTTTATTATTGCTGAAATAATTAAGGGTTTCAATTCACTAAATAAAGCTCAAGTTGAATTTGGAAGAGAAACAGGGAAAAACATAGCTCATATGGATACCCTTAATATGGCCCTTATTTCATCCTCAGACTATATTAAAACAGCTACATTATTATCTAAACAATTTGGTGCTAATGCGGACGCTATTTTTACAAAAGAAACACTTCAAGAAGCAACTGAAATGGTTAACCTTATGGGTATGGCTTCTGAAGACGCGGGACGACTAGCACGTTTTACTAGACTATCAGGAGTAGATTTAAAAGCAAGTAATATATCTGTTGGTAAACAATTAGAATCATTTAATAGAACTAATCGCACTGGTATATCATTATCATCAGTTTTTAGAGACGTAGCTAAAATCTCAGACGATATTGCTATGTCTTTAGGTGGTAATCCACCTAAAATAGCAAATGCAGTAGCCGAAGCAAGAAAATTAGGTTTATCTTTAGACCAAGTTAATAAAATAGCAGGATCATTGTTGCAATTTGAAGACAGCATTTCAGCTGAACTAGAAGCAGAATTACTAACAGGTAAACAAATTAATCTAGAACAAGCGAGATTATATGCTCTAAATAATGATATAGTTGGATTAACTAAAGAAATAGGTACTAATCAAGATTTTATTAATTCATTTGTTGGTAGTAACCGCATTCAACAAGAAGCTATAGCTAAATCTTTAGGATTAGGTCGTGATGAAATGGCTAAAATGATATATGATCAAAGAACAATAAATGGTTTATCTGATGAACAACTTCAAAAAGTAATGGGTGTTGGCTCAGAAGAATTAAAACGTTTATCTATTCAAGAAAGTATAACTAAATCTATAGAAAAAATGACTGAAGCATTGGCTGGTCCATTAGAATTTATGGCTGAGTTAGTAGGCCATACTGGAGTTATGTATACTATTTTAGGTGCAATTGGAGCTATTCTTACAACTAAAATAATTAAAGGAGCAATAGATTTTGGAAAAGCTTTATATACAGCTATACCTAAACTAGTGTCTATATTAACTTTAGAAAGTGGAATAGCCGCAGCTAAAATTACAGCTGCAGAAGCTGCTTCTCTTGGTCTAGCTACAGTAGGAATAGTAGCAGGAATAGCAGCTGCTATGGGAGCATTTGATAGTGCTACAGATAAAGCTACTTCTAAAGCTCAACAGCTAAAAGATGGAATAATTGATCCTAATGTAGTTGATCCTAATGGAGGAATCGTTGCATCAAAACCTAAAGGAGGAATTATAGCTCAATTTGATAAACAAGATTATATTGTTGGTACAACTAATAAACCTGGAACAGGAGGAAACTCAGCTCCTGCTGAATTTGATTATGATAAAATGGCGACTGCTATGGCTAAACTTAAAATTAATATTAACACTACAGTTCAAATAGATAAAAAAGAAATAGGAAGTGTTGTAAATGAAGTTCAACTAACTACTGGGGTTAAAACTCAATAATATCTAATATTTATAACAAAATATATAACTATGGGACTATTAGATAAATTACAACAAGGAGCTTCAAATTTAACTCCATTTAATGGAAATACACCCTTAACAAATCCTTTAGCTACAGCGCAATCTAAAATGCATGATAGCTATTCCATTACAGGGCAAAATGCTAGTGTAGTTAATTCTGAATACCAACAATATTTAGATGGAGCTAATAATTTATTACCAACTCCATCACAGTTAGATTTAGGTGGAGTTAACCCATCTATTTCTCCAACAGGACAAGCATTACCTTATACTCTTAACCAACCAAGATAATGCCATTAATAAATCTAAAGACTAATTTAAAATCTTTAGGATATGGAAA